ACACTTATTTTACGTCCGCAACTTTTCAAAACTTTTTAGGAATAGCAATGGCAGCACCAAAACCAGTACCTACAGCACTAAAGCTGATAACAGGTAATGCCGGTAAGCGTGCCATTAACAAACTTGAACCAAAAAAGGTTAACGCAGATTTACGAGTACCTAGCCACTTGGACCCAATTGCTAAAACGATGTGGAAAAAACTGGCTAAGACATTAGATGAGTTGGGAGTTCTTTCTCAAACTGATTTATCCTCACTTGAACAATGTTGCGAGACTTACGCACGCATTAGGTATTTACGCAAAGAGATAAAAAAGCTAGGCGGCACTGCTTACGAGTCAGTCAAAGATGGCGGCGAGGTATTGTGGAAAGCATACCCACAAGTCGCACAACTAGAACGCGCAGAATCAAATCATAAAATGTATTTAACTGAGATAGGTCTTACGCCAAGTTCGCGCACAAAAATACAGGTCAACGAGAAGAAAGACGAAAATGACCCGCTTGATAGATACGGAATTTAATGTCTCTCGCGCTCGCTTGTCAGTATGCAGAAGATGTACTGGCAGGAGATAAACTTTCGTGCAAATGGGTTAAGCAAGCGTGCAAGCGCTTTATTGATGATTTGTCTAGCCCTGAGTTTACTTTCGATAGTGAAGCAGCAGAGAGGGTTTTAAACTTCTTCCCTGATTTTGTTCGGCATGTAAAAGGAAAGTTAGCCGGGCAACCTTACGAATTATCAGATTGGGAATCATTTATTCTGATCAACATATTTGGCTTTAAGGCTAAAAACGGAAAGCGAAGATTTAGAACGGCATACATCGAAGTGGCCCGGAAGAATTCAAAGAGCACATTTTGCTCCGGTATTGCTTTGTATATGACGGCTTTCGATGCTGAGGGAGGCGCAGAGGTTTACTCGGCAGCGACAACAAGAGACCAAGCGCGGATCGTTTTTGGTGACGCTCAAAACATGATCAAGAAATCCGCACCACTCAAGCGAGTGTTCGGAGTTCACAAATTAAATATTCATCACATGAAGTCAGCAAGCAAGTTCGAGCCGTTAAGCTCGGACGCTGGAACGTTGGACGGCTTAAATGTTCACTGCGGCATACTTGATGAAGTTCACGCACACAAAAACCGCGAAGTTTGGGACGTTATAGAGACGGCAACAGGCGCAAGAGAGCAGCCATTACTACTCGCTATCACTACCGCCGGAGCGAATAAGCTAGGCGTAGGATATGAGCAACGTGAATATGTCACAAAGGTTCTTGGTGGTCAGGCTGTTGATGATACTTACTTTGGTATTATTTTTACACTTGATGAAGATGATGATCCGTTTGACGAAACAAACTGGATCAAAGCTAATCCGAATCTTGGCAGGTCCAAAAACTTAGACGACATGCAACGACTCGCAAAGAAAGCGCGAGAAATGCCTGCGGCACTCAATAACTTTTTAACTAAGCATTTGAATGTTTGGGTTAACGCTGCGGTTGCATGGCTGGACATGCTCAAGTGGGACAAGCTAGAAGAACGCGCAAGCATTGGGCATCTTAAAACATTGCCTTGCTACATCGGTATGGATTTAGCAAACAAGCTAGATTTGGCAGCAGTAATTGCGGCCTTTCCTGATGGCGAAAAGATACATTTTTTATGCAAGTTTTACCTACCAGAGACACAGATTTACAACAAATCTCGCAGCATAGGCAACATGTACGACACATGGTCAAAGCAAGGATATTTGACGCTGACAGAGGGTGACGTAATTGATCATGATTATATCGCTGATGACATTCGCGTAATGCTTACTGATTTTGATGTTAAGGCGGTAGGTTTCGATCCGTGGGGTTCAACTCAATTAGCTATAAAGCTAGAGCAAGAGGGAGCGCCGATGGCAGAGATACCACAAACCGTTAAAAATCTTAGTGAGGCCATGAAAGAAATAGAAGCCAAGGTAATCAGCGGCACATTATGCAAAGACAAGAACCCTGCTATGGATTGGATGGCGTCAAACATAGTCGTCAAACTAGACAAAAATGAAAACTATTTCCCTAATAAAGAACATCCAGATAACAAAATTGATGGAATGGTTGCTTTGTTCATGGCAGTAAATCGAATGCTCGCGGAAAACACAAAAGATTTTGTAACCCAAGGATATGTTGAATACTAATGTGGCCCTTTAATAAAAAGCAAGAACCTATTCAGTCTGTTAAAAATAGTACGACTGAAATAACAGAGCTTGAACAGTTAGCCGACTTATTTGGTATACCATTAAGTGATGATGTAATAACGGTCACGCCAACTACTGCCTTGCGAGTAACCGCCGTTTTAGCTTGCGTTAGAATTATTGCAAGCAATATTGCATCAATGCCTCTAAAAGTATACGAAAATACTAATGATGGAAGAAGCGAAGCCCTTGAACATAATGCGCATAATTTATTATGTGTTCAGCCTAACCCAATGTATACAGCTTACACATTTTGGGAGTCGATAGTATGCGATCTTCTTTTACGTGGTGACGCATACGCAGAAATCATCCGTAAAGGCAGATTGTCAGCCGATATTCAAGAGATACGCTTTATATCAAATGTAGATTGTACGGTTCAGCGCAAAAAAGACCATTTAATTTACCGTATTAGTGACGAATACGGTACAAGGGTTATTCATCAAGACGATATTATACATATCCCAGGCTTTGGCTTTAATGGCGAGAAAGGTTTATCTGTAATTGCTAACAATGAAGCAATATCAACTGCGCTTCAAGCTGATAAATTCAGTAACCGTTTCTTTAAGAATGGAACTCACATGGGAGGTTACTTAAAATTCCCTAACAAAATGAGTGCTGAAACGGCAAAAAACACTCTCGATTACTTCATTAAGAAATTCCAAGGCGTTAAAAATGCTTTTTCTCCGGGTATTATTTCAGAAGGTGGCGAATATGTGCCATTGCAGATAAATGCCAATGACGCGCAAATAATTGAGACTAGACGTTACCAAGTAGCCGACATAGCCAGAATATTCGGCGTTCCTCTCTTTATGATTAACGAAACAGAGAAAAGCACCTCTTGGGGTACTGGTATTGAGCAGCAATCTATAGGATTTGTTAGATACACACTTCAACCACACTTAAACCGCATAGCGCAAGAAGTTAACCGCAAGGTATTTAGAGATAATGTTTACTTTTGTGAGCATTACACTAACGCAATCATGAAAGGTGACACTAAAGCGCGTAACGAATCCTATCAAATATCACTAGGCGGCAATCAGCAGCCCGGTTGGATGACAATAAACGAAGTAAGAAAGCTAGAAAACTTACCACCAGTTATTGGTGGAGATGATTTATATAAACCCTTAACAGGGGAGGTGCAAGGCAATGAACAAACTACTGAACCTGATCAAGAATAACGCTGATAAAAAGCGTGATTTCAAAATTGAGGCTATGGCAGATGACACAACCGCTATTTATATTTATGACGTTATCGACCCTTATTGGGGTATTGGTGCTGAGTCATTTGTAAAAGAGTTAAACAACGTTAAAAGCGCGAATATTTCTTTGCACATTAACTCACCTGGCGGCGATGTTTTTGACGCTAGGGCTATCGCTACAGCGATTAAACAGCACCCTGCTAATGTGACTGCAAAGATAGACGGCTTAGCCGCATCTGCTGCTACTTACATCGCCTTAGCTGCTGATAAGGTCGAAATGGCTGCTGGCTCATTTTTTATGATCCATAAAGGCTGGACTTTTGCGATGGGTAACGCTGACGAGTTGCGGGAGACATCGAAATTATTAGATAAAGTAGACGAATCAATTGTTAATGATTACGTGAAAAAAACAGGCATGGCGTCTGATGAAATCATTAATTTAATGGCGGCTGAAACGTGGTTTAGTGCAAGTGAAGCATTAGAGCGCGGGTTTGTGGATGAAATCACAGACGGAAAGGCCGTAAGTAATCGTTTTGACTTGAGCGCTTACGATAACGCACCTGTTATTGAGGGTAATCAGCCAAACGACCACAGAGCCGCGCTTGATAGGCGTGTCGCTCTTTATGAGCGCGGTATCTAACACCGCTAATTAACTAAACAGCCACCTTCGAGTGGTTTTTTTATATCTTAAATAAGGCAATTATTATGAAAAGCATTCAAGCTTTACGCGAACAACGCCAAAAATTAGCGGCTGAACTTCGCAAAATTATGGACTCTACTACTGATACAGAGTGGAAAAAAGAAGATCAAGCTAAGTATGATGGTTTGGTTAATGAAGTTGACCAGATTGATGCGCAAATTAAGCGCATTGAAAAGGCACTTGAAATCGAAAGCGCCAGTAATGAGCGCATTGAAAACCGCGCAAATGATTTAGGCGGCTCTCGCGATGAAGCGGAAAGCTCTGTTGAACTTGAAAAGTCTGTATTTAATACATTCTTGCGTCAAGGTCGTGAAGGCCTTAACGCTAAACAGCGTGATTTCATCTCTAACCGTATTCAAAACGCACAAAGTACAGGCACTAACTCAGAAGGTGGCTTTATCGTACCTACTGACTTCGCAACAACTTTGCTTCAAGCGTTAAAGGCATACGGCGGCGTTCGCTCGGTTGCTCAAGTTATCTCTACCGCTGGCGGTTATGATATGCAGTGGCCTACCATCGACGAAACTGGCTCACTAGGTGAATTGGTTGCTGAAAATGCATCTGTTACTAGTGGAGATTTAGTGTTTGGCTCTAAAACATTAGGCGCTTATAAGTATTCGTCTAAATCTATCGCTATTCCGTTTGAGTTACTTCAAGACAACAACGTTGACTTAGAGGGCTATGTATTAACGGCATTAGCTGAGCGTATAGCACGTATCACTAATCAGCACTTTACCGTTGGTACTGGCACAAATCAGCCTAAAGGTATTGCGGTTGCTGCGGGTTCTGGTGCTACTGCTGCGGGTGCTGCGTCAATCACATTTGACGACTTGTTTGACCTTGAACATAGTGTTGACCCTGCATATCGTGCGTTAGGTGCATCGTATATGTTTAACGATAATACGCTTAAGCTTATTCGTAAAATCAAGGACTCAGAAGGCCGCCCAATTTGGCAGCCGTCTCTTGTAGCGGGTGAGCCGGATAGAATCGGTCAGTATAACTATGTTATCAATCAAAATATGGCTGATGCTACGACAGGTAATCGCTCTGTGTTGTTCGGTAATTTCCAAAATTACATGATACGCGACACGATGAACGTAACCATGTTCCGCATGACTGACAGTAAGTACACTGAAAAGGGTCAAGTGGGTTTCTTAGCATTCTCTCGCCATGACGGTGACTTAATGGACGCAACTGGCGTATCTGTTAAAGCGCTTACTCAAGCATAATATAAGGGGCTTCGGCCCCTTTATTTTTGAGGTGTAACATGAAAATAAAAGTATTTACGTCAATTTCATCCGCTGATTATAATTTGGCTTATGGTGATGTTACGGACAAAGTAAGTGATGCTGATGCCAAGCGTTTAATAGAGCGTGGATTAGCGCAAGAAATAAAAGCAACTTCGGTTAAAAAAGCTAAGGCCACTAAAAAATGATTACGATTGCCGAATGTAAATTGCAATGCAACCTTGATGAAACCGAAATCGAGTTTGACAGATGGTTTGCGCAAACAATTCCGGCAGTGGTTGAATCATCTCAGGCTTTTTTAGACCGTAAAATTTACGTTGACCAAGCGGCATTAGATGCAGACGAAAGCGCACCAGAAACCGCGGTATTATTTAACGCATCTATAAAGATGGCAATGCTTATGCTTATAGGCCATTGGTTCGTCAACAGAGAGTCCTCAAGCGCATTAAACTTAAATGACGTACCAATGGGATTTGAGCATCTATTAACGCCTTACAGGTACATGGTGGGCGTTGCATGATAATGGCAGGGCGCAGAAACACTCGCGCAGAATTTCAAGAACGCATCGACAAAAAAGATGCGGCGGGTGAATCAATCGAGAGTTGGCGCACTGTTTACCGTAGTTTCGTTTCGATTAGTTCGCTTGGTGCTGATAAGCAGTTTGATGAGTCAGTAAATTACCAAGTTTCACAGTTTGAATTGACAGCGCAATATTCCAAAAAGCTAGAACGAGAAGTTACGACTTCACATCGCGTTTTATTGAAAGGCAAGCCATACAGAATTACGAGTATTGGCGATGTATTTAGCCGCAAAACGCTTAGCTACACTATAGAAATTTATGAGTAATATTAGAGGTTTTAAAGAGGTATCAAAAAAGCTATCTAAGATTCAAGACAAGCTAGCGCGTAAAATAACAAGACGAGGCGCGGCAAAGTTTGCACAAATTGTTAGAAAGAACATGAGAAGAAACGCACCAAAGCGCTCAGGTACGTTGAAAAAGAATTTAAAGTACAAAGTTAAGCCTATTCGCGGCGGTGGCTTTACAGCGCATATAGGCGCATTCGATGATGGATTTTATGGCAAGTTCATTGAAAAAGGCACAAAGAAACACGAATTAACAAGCAAAAAGAATCGTTTTATCTCAGTTAATGGTCAACCTAGAGCCAATGTTATACATCCCGGTCAAAGTGCAAAGCCATTTATCAAGAAATCATTTGAGCAAGCCGAAAAGCAAGCACTAAAAGAGGCGGGGCAACTTATGTTTAAGTTGATAGCACAGATATGAGTGCATCAAATCTACAAGCGGTATTATCAGGTGCAAGCGCAATCACTGAAATGGTTGGCAATAGAATCAACATTGCACCTACAAAACAAGGCGTGAAAACTCCGCATATTAGTTATGAGCTTGAATCGACCGACCCAATAAAAGACTTAAACGGTATTGCTAATTTAAAGCGCGAAGATTGGATCGTATTTGTGCTTGATACTAATTTTTTGTCATGTGACGCAATACGCCAAAAGGTCATAGAAGTTATCACCCAAGAGAGGGCGAGATTCACTGCCACACTACAAGGCTCTGATTATGAATTTGACAATGACGCTAAAACGCATCTTTTTGAGATAACTTTTACACTCGCTTACTACTAACCAACAACACAAATACATACCCGCTTAATTGCGGGTTTTTTCGTTTAAGAGGAAACAAAAATGGCATCTACAGCAATAAACTCACAGGGCGCAACGGTTGAGATTAACACCGGGACGGTCGGTTCAGAGACTTGGACTCCTATTAGTAATATCAACAGCTTTTCGGGCCTTGACGGTGAAGCGTCAGAGATTGACGTGACAAACCTAGACTCAACCGCAAAAGAATTTCGCATAGGGCTAAAAGATAACGGCGGTTTTTCGTTAGAAATTCACGTTGACTATGCTGATGCAGGTCAAAACGCGCTACGTTCAGCGGGTGACGACGTACAAGGCTTCAAAGTAACGCTTGCAGACGATACAGAGTTGGCATTCTCAGGCTTAGTTAAAAACGCTGATGCAATTAATGTTGGCGTTGATGCGGTAGTAACTGGCTCGGTATCAATTCGTGTCACTGGCGCGGTAACGGTGTCTTAATCATGGAATTTAAACGCGAAAAAGTAGAGCTGCCAGGCTTTAAATATCCTGTTGTTTACGTCAAAGAGTTAAGCATATTGCAACTAGCGAGAATGCAAGGCGCTAAGGTTGATAATCAGTTTGATTTATTCCTTAAAGGTATTGCCACCTCATTGGTTAATGAGGCAGGCGATAAAGTCATTAATCAAGAATATACGATTGATGATTTCGCGTCTGAGATACCTCAAAGCTATGTCAATGCGCTTGCTGATGCCTTTGCCAAACTTAATGGCACTGACGATGATAAAGCCCTTGAAACAGCAAAAAACTAATATCCCAACCATCAGAGCAGTTTAAGTTTTTCTTGGCTGATAGGTTGGGTATGACAGTTCACCACATGATGCAAGCCATGTCGGTGAGTGAGTTTTTACAATGGCAGATATTCCATAACTCTGAGCATTGGAAAATGAAGATTGCAGACACTCCAGAAGGTCGAAGTAAACGCATTCTTAATCTAATAATGAAAGGTAAATAATGGCTAATATCGGTGTTTTAACCGTTGATATGCGCTTGCTATCGAAGAAATTCGAGGCGGGTGTGAAACGCGCAAACATGGGACTCACTGCAATGCGCTC